TAGGAGCCTAATGCACTTAAACCAAGAGATAACATATTAGGCATAGTGCCTTTTAATGTGACTTGACTACCTTTGCTCGGCAAATAACCTAAAAGACTATTTTTTAAAAAACCACTTGTTAAATAATCAAGTAATTCTTCATCTGTTGCATCTTTCATTTGATCAATAGACATATATGGTCTTTCTTCTGGATCATCTTTATCTCTTTGTTCATCATAAGCTGATTGACCAAAGTTTTCTATTGGTTGACAAACTCCATCAATTAATTGAAAGCCTGTGGGACAAGGATCAACAGGTGTATCATCTGGCACAGAAGAAAAATCTATTTGAGAATTTGGAAAATCTGCTGTTGGATCTAATGTTCCTGCTTTTTCTTGTTCAGTTCGTATATCATATTTTGGATTTCTAAACTTTCCTGCTGTATTTACATTTGGACTTGTTACTAAATTGCCTCCAAGAAAATCATTTATAATTGCTTGAGCTTTAGTGCCTTGCATAAAAGGTGTAAAAGTTGCCATTAGTTCATACCTTGTTCTAGAATCTTAGAAGCTAATTTTTCTTTTTCTAAATTATTAATGTTTTGTTCTTTGACTACTTGGGTTGCCAATTTTTGTTCATCTAAGTTCATTTTTTGTGATTTAAATTGATTATCAGCTTCTAATTTTCTATTTTTAAAATCTGCATCTGCCATAGCCTTTTGTTTTCTCATTTCGATTTCTTGTGCTGCTAATTGCAATGCAGGATCTTGTTTTTCTTCTTGAGGTGGCTGTGGAGGTTGTTGTGATGGATCATTAAAAAATTGTGATGCATCTTTGTATCCACTATTTTGTAAATAATTTTCTAAAGTATTATAAATTGTTTGTGGAGTCACCATTCCCATCCCACCCATGTTAATTAATTTTTCTTGTACATTTAAAACTTGTTGTAAAACTTCTAGTCGTTGATCTTGGTTTCCTGTTCCCAATCCAACTTGTGTTGTGCAATCATAGTGATCAGTCCATTGTCGAGGATTCATTGGAATAAATTCGCCTCGTAATTTAACTATTCTCTCTTGATCTTGATATTCGCATACAACAGCAAGTATATTTTCAAATATATCTCTTACTCCATCAGCGAAAGACCTGGCAATAAGCTCAATTCTTTGCGTAGAACTGTTCATCATCTGATTAACAGACTGTGCTGTGGTATGTGATTTGTTAATTGTATCTGGATTAAGTCCCATTAATTGATTTGGTACACCAGATCTCTTTTCTTTTAGCTCATCTATCTTTTGCATCATAGATAAACCATCGTTTAAGAAGTTTGGAGTCTGCAAAGGAGTGACAGCATTAGGCGATTTAACTCGAACAATGCCTCCTGCTCTTGAAGTAAGCAAATCATCTAAGTTTGCTTGGCCATCAACAACAACAGTCCTTGCGTTATTCTGAAAATACATATTATCAAGAGTATTTCTCATGATTGTTGTACTCATCATCTGCACATCAGCTAATAAATCGTACATGGATAGACCAAAAAACCTAAAAGGCATTGGTATCGCCACACACATAGCAAAAGGCAGCTTATTTATTTCTTCATTCTCTAAAATAATGTAATTATTATAGCCACTACCTCCAACAATGATCTTTCTTAGCTCGGCAATGCCATCGCCATCCATATCAACTTTCATATAGCACTCAGTTATCTGAACAACTCGCTGTGAAGAGTCAATATTAGAAATTTCTAGATCCATTGATGGATCATCATAGCTGCGTCTTACAATAGCCTCTGTATTATAGATTTGTTCTTCGCTACTTGGCAGATTTTCAACATCTTTTTTATTGAAACCCATGTCAATTAACTCGGATACTGTTTTAGCAACCCTGTGTGCGATAAAATTGCAATCTTTTAAATTTTTTGCTCTTGCTGATACAAGGATTTCCTCTGGTGGCACAGGATCTATTTGGCATCTGCCATATTCTTCTGTGCGTCTTAGCTCTACATCATAAAAAATACCATCTACTTCAGATATTTCTTCAACATTAAGCAGTTCAATCTCATCATCTATTAATAATGCTTGATATTGCGTCTCATCTAAGTGCTTGTAGGACTCTTTTTTTTGTTTTTTTGACTTCTTCCAATAAACTTTGCAAAAACCATTCTTTTGAAGCAAGGCAGTTTTAAACATGGAGTGCAAAATCTCGAAACCATTGTTATCTCTATTAAAAATAAAGTTACAATAGTCAGTTATTTGCTCTGCATAAGGCACATCTTCAGCTTGTTGAGGATCAAAGTTAACCATTTTGTCTGATTGCGTAAACATTCGCATTAAACTTGGCAACATAGCCTCAACAACTTCTAATATATCTTGCGAAACTACACTTGATCTACCTTCTACTTCATTGCCAAGAGGCTCACCAAGATAATATTTTAGTGCTTCTTTGCGTTGCGTTGATAAATCACTAGAATAAAAGCCAAGAGAACTTTGTATCTCCTGTGAAATTAAAGCTAGTAGCTTTGTTTTTGTTAATTTTGCCATTAATTCTTTCTATTTCTTATGTTTTAAAGTGAAACAAGCAATGTGTCTTCCAGTACCCTTACCTTGAGAGCCATCTTCTGTTGCTAACCACTTTATATCTCCTAAATTTGATATTTCTGCACCTGCTTTAATTAACATTAATATCCATTTATCTATGGGAAAAACAAAAACTATATCTTTCCCTTTTTCATGTTCTTCAATAGCTTTTCTTACCCATGCAGTTGCACCTTTTTTTTTACCATTATGCATAATTGATCCAAAAGGAGGATTTACATAATTTGATTTCCCCCATTCACAAGTTAATCCATCAAAACCATTTGGAAGAGGATAAGGACAAGGATCAAAATCAAAATTATGCAGCTTATTTAATTCGTTTAACACCTCTGGTGGAGTAAGCCAATAATGTTTGCCATCTTTAGAACTGCCTTTATGAAACTTGTTGTCTTTTGGTTTCATATTATTCCTGCGTTGTTATATTTTAATTTTGTTGACCATTCGGTACTTTGCTGATTGCCCACAGCAAAATATCTAAAACTATCGGCTGCGTGACTAGTCCAGTTATGTTCTGGCTTATTTTTAAGCTCTCCTCGTTCTGTTGTAGCCCATCGATATTGCCTTAAAGCATCTAGACCATCTTTGCATTTATCGTGATCAAACCAACATCTGCTTAGAATCATTCTAACTGCGTTAATACCATCCTCAATAGAGAGTTTGGGAACAATGGAAGTTCGCATACCTAAAGACTGTGCTGTCTCTACTCGGCTAACTCCAGTCCCAAGCTCTCTTACTTGAGCATCGTGTGGGAGGAAGTGTGTATTGTAAATATATTTTTTCTCATCCAGGACAGTTGCATAGAATTCTAAACTCTCGCCACTATCCTCATAATAGTCAATTATGTGGAATGCTGATCCTACTTGTTGCACAAACCATATAGCAGTTTTATCTGCCATTCCTAAATCCCAGAAAGTTGAAACCTTAACATCTGTTTGATAAGGGACTTTTGTAATTCTTTTTTCTTCTTCAGCTTTTGTTAAGCCTTTTGCATAGATAGATCCTATCGCAGCTGAATCAAACGAGCATTCAAATTCTGCCTCATAGACCTCTTCTGGCATTAAGGCTTTAGCTTCATTAAGTTCAAGCTCAGAGATAATACCTGTTTCACTTGCTTTAAATGTTTCAGCATACCAATCAGCATTGTGACTGGCATAATCATAAAGATCAAAAAAGGCATTGTGTCCTTGAGGAGTGCCAATAGCGATCATCCCCCCAGTTAAAAAATTTTTTTTTTGACCAAGTTCATACCTATCGACCAATGCTGGTCTAACTACTTCATTCCACAGCGAGGGAGGGAATTGACTTACCTCATCCATCACGCAAAAATCTATGGCCAGTCCTCTAAGGCTATTTGGTCTCTCAGTACCAAGCAGCTGAATCCTGCCTCCATTTGGCAGATCGCATCTAAGCTCTGTTTCATGGTACTCGGTGTTTGGTATAACCTTTGTATATTCTTTAACATAATCCCAAGCTGTTCGTTTAGCCATGCTGTAAGTTGGAGCTATGTAATAATATCTTGGTCTTGGCAGAGGATTAATCATGCAATGTTTAATTAACTCATTAATACAAAGCACAGTTTTTCCGAACCTGCGATGACAGACCAAGACATTAAATCTTTTTAATTTTTTATGTACCTCTTTTTGATGCTGTCTAGGTTTATAGGGTATAACAATTTTCAAGCATCCTTACTTTCTTGCTCTAAGAAATCTTTCATGCGTGAAACATCATTGCCTTTAACAATGCCTCTTCCTGCTGAATCTGGTAAGGTTGCCTTTTCACTTATTGCCATAACCAATTCTTTAAATGGATCATTAAAAGGTTTTGGTTTTCTTTTTTTTGTTTTATTTTTTTTCATAATAAAAAGCCTCGTAGGAAATTCTTCTGTCTTAAAATCAGTCCCCATTGCCATTGCCAAGAGCCTGTGGGGTTTTAATTATATTTGTTCTGGTATTGTTCTAAAGAACAAATCAAGAACATCTAGAATACCAATCCCAATGGCTTTCTTTTAGCAGAAGTCTGCCATTAATCAGCAGTCTGGATTAATTATGGAGTAATAATATTATTTTTTAGTTAGATTGTTCTATTTTTGTTCTAAATTCTTTTGCTCACGAGAGTTTCTGTGTCAATTAAAACAA